GCTGCAGTAACCTTGTGCTTCAAGAACATTCTCTGATAACCATCAAAATGGTAATCCTGCCAGTGTTGAATGGCATCATCCACCAGATCTTCAATCTGATCATCATCTACGTTAATTTCCAGAACAGGAAATCCAAGTCTTCTAAGACAATAATCGATCAATTCTTGTCTGGTCGATGGTTTGCTCATTCTTCGATACCTGCTTCCTGATATTTAACTTTGTTTTGCAGTTCAACATAGTCCTTTGTTAAAGACTCTAGTTTTGCTTCCAAAAGAATATTCTGATTCATTAATGAAGAAATTTTAGAATGATAATTCTTAATCAAGATATTCACGTCAACGTCACTATTCATAATTCTAGAAGGTTCCTCCATCGAGAGTGTTTGTCCAAGTTGGTTTGTTTTCATATACGACAGTTACTGTATTTGGTGAGACTGAAATACTAGCACCATTTACAACCAGATCATTTGACGTATCGAATGTTCCTTGAACACCGATCAGAGTAAGAGTGGTTCCACTAGAAATAGATGTCTTACAAACACCAAACGCTGTGCTGTTATTCTGTTGAGTAACCAGAGCATCCTGGGCAATCGTCTGTCCAGATGGTAGAGCGATTGTAATTTCAGTTAGAGCAGTCAGAACTTGCGTAGAAGTTCTTGAATTTACAGCATCTGTTGGGGCATTGGTTGATCTTTGCAGACCATCACTGTCGAAGTAGACAGCACCGCCAGTATTAAAATTACCAGACTGATAGTAGATACCTTTAACGTCTAGGAAACCTTTGGTTCCTGATACAACATTATTATTGATGGTAGCATCGGGAATATAAGTCCACTTTCTGCTTGCATCACCATGAGTTCCATGGTTGTCTTTAGATGATACATTATTTGAGAGAGCGTTATCATCAAATCCAAAGAAACCAACCTTGTTATTACCAACTCCGCTACTTATATTGTAACTGAATGAAATACCACGGTCTGTATTGGTATCAAATCCATGAGTAACAGTTATTTGAGATGTAGTAGTAACACCAACTGCTGTACCTGTGAATGTTACAACTTTAGTTGAGGTATTGTATGCTGTAACCGTAGCAATACCAGAGGCATCAATACCTGATACTGCCAGTTGGTCTCCGGTGTTGATGCCAGCAACGGAATCAAGGAGAACCGTAGATACACCAGATGCGACAGTTCCCATGACTGTCTTGATACTGGTTACATCACCAATACCAAAAATAGCATCATTAACTGTAACTTCATTTGAGTTAACAGTAGTTGTCGTACCATCAACTTGTAGGTCACCTTTAATGATAACCGTGCCTTCATTGCTCAGACCATCAGGATATGGGTCAATGAATAGTTGGTTACCACTACCAGATTTGGTGGAAATGGTGTTAGATGAAATACCAACACTACCAAATATTTGAGGAGAGTTCCACTGCCATCCGTGACCAGTGACTACGATTTGATTATCGCCATCCTCATCATATTCAATACTGACATCCTTACTTGTACCAAAAGTAAGTTTGGTATCATCAGGAATAACAATCTCGCCAGATCCATTAGGATCAAGGATGATGTCTCCATCGGTATCTGTAGAAGATAATGTATTTGTATCTAATCTTAAATTATCTACGTTCCATTGATCGACCTTTCGATTCTGGTCTAGAATAGCAACAAATCCATTTGCTGCAGTTGTAGGGTTAACTTGACCCGCTACTAGTCCAGGAGCAATACTTAATAAGTCGGTGTAGTATCTACCACCAACTACCTGAGCGTTCTGTGAGTTATCACCAGCAAACAGACGCCCACCTTTATTACCGTGAGTGCCTACTCCAACGGTAAGACCTAGTTCACCAAAGTTGAGACTCGATGGAGCGCCAGTGCCCGTAGATCTTTTTACTCGTATAATACTTGCCATGGCTTAGAAATTTCCTCCATTGATATCCAAATTTTGGGTTGGTCCAGGCGTTAATTCTAAAGTTGCTTCAAATTTATTAGTTGACCCGTTATAGACCAGAACAGCACCGTCCTGAACTCCCGATATGTCAACATCAGATAAACCACCTAAAGTTCCACCACCTCCGGCAAAGGAAGATAAAACCTTAATAGCATTTTGTGATCCAACTCTGACTTTAATATCTGCCATATGTTTTAACTCGTAGTAACTCCGGCTGTGACGATAGCACTACCCTCTACCACTCTGGTTTTAAGTGATGAGGGGTCGCTCAAAAGAACATCATATACATATCTACCAGGTTTCAATCCAGCAGTAATTGACGATCCTAAGGAAATTTGCAATTGTCCTTGTGTTCTATTGGGAAATGAAACAACAAAGGAAGCAGCAGTTGATAATGATGCTGCTGATTTTTTCAATTTTGAAGTGCCAGTAAATCCCGTCAGATCTAATGGAGCGTTAGCACTACTCTCAAGATTAAACGATTGGTCAAAATTTGCACCAACGTCAATTGTAATGTTGCTTACATATGCTGCCATTATTACAGTCAGTTAGAATCTATCTACTGGTATTTATAAATCATTTTTTCACAATAGATATCAGAAGTGATTTGATCTCCTCAATGTCGGATTTCATACTCTCCACATCGTTCTTCAAATTTTTCATTTCCATCTTTTCCTTATACTTTGCTTCAGAAAGTTTCATAAATTTATCAAATTCAGTTTGATTTTGATTAACAATGGCACCATTGTTCACATCCCTATAAAGGGATGTGTCTGAATCAACTTTTAAATACTTACTCATCTGATGAGAATGATCTTAGGGCAATTGACCTAAAGTTTTTAACTCTAGGGACTTCTGCTTGATTAGTAGAAGTCATTACAAGTTTAATCATAAATCCATTAAACTGAGGTGTATTTTCAGCAGTAAATTTATATTCACTAAATGCATCTTCAGATTCATTTGGATTTACAACTTTATCCGATGATCCGTTAATGTTGAATGGAATGTATGACTGTGCGCTATCGCTAGAATCATTTCTAAACAACTTGTAGAACGCCTTAATGTTGGCGTCTCCCATTCTATGTGCATCAAATTGTACAAATAATGAATTAGAGGTGAATTCAAGATCAATTCTCTTGGTTTCATAAATTCCAGAATTTGGATCAAATCCAGGAATGTTAACTCTACTATCAGTTTCATAATTGGTAACCTTAGAATCAATAAGATTACTAGTTGCAATAATATTAGTTGTATTGAGATCAATCATGGGTGATACATTTTCATCAATGGTTGACATCAAGAGTTCAAGTTCAAATGATTTTTCTCCACCAAGAAGTTCGGATTCATTCAATTTAGAAGCAACAATTCTTGGACTATCAAGACGATTTAACTGATTTATAGTGACATCTTCATATCCAAGATTTTGGAAAGATGCTTCATTTCCACTCAAACTTGTACCTGAAGTTGTCCTAATTCTTGCAGAAATACTTGTTCCAGATGGACTAATTAAATTAAAGTTCGGATTAATATATTCAAACGGAATATTTTGAGTAACCTCAACAGTGCCGCCGCCACCTGCTTTTGTTGTACTAAAAGTCTTAGTGGTATCTTCAAGACTTACATGGTAACTATTAAATGTTTTTTCTCTTGGGTCAATATTGTGAACCTTATTAATTTTCAAGAGAGACACTCCATTAAATTCATACTTAAACACATTTGAATTTTGTGTATGATTTGATTTAAGACTTTGATCTATAACTCTATTTGCAATAGTAATATCATTACCAGAAATAGTATTGTAAGAAATAATTTCTTTATCAATTAATAGATAACCGGTATTTGCAGCACCAACTGTTGATCCTTCAAAAGTAGTAAAGTCTGTTCCAGATGCAACATTGATAATTGTAGTATCATCATCAATTGCCGCAGTCAGGTTTGTTGGTTTTACATCACTTGCAACATTATATACTCTAAGTTTGTTTGTGCTTGCATGCATTCCATGATTATGGTGATCAAACAACATTGTCACACCATCTCTAATTGGATCATTGTTTACATATTCAACTGCAGTCATATTTTTAGGAGTGCCAGAATTATTATAGAAAGTGTATGCAGTTCCAGCAGAAATGTTATTCTTAACATTATCAACAACCAGCAAGTTAGTTCTGGTCGAAACACCTACGTTAACTCTCACTCCACTTCCAGTAGAACCAAGTTGATTCATCAACAGAAGATCTCCAACTTGATATCCAGCACCACCATTAGTGACCTGAATTTGAGTAACTGATCCACCTCCAACAGTTACAGTTGCTGTGCAGGAACTACCAAAACCAGTAAGTGTTGCGAACCCAATGCCGGTAAATGTTCCATTTGTCAAACCAACACCAGCAGTTGGTTGAACTAGTGCCAGGATGCTCTCATTAGGAGAAGTTTTAACTGATAATGGACCACCAGTTGCAAATATCTTACCATTATTATTGCCTTGTCTAATTTCATTGCCAAGTCCAAACGCAGTGTTTGTTGCTGCAATTCCAACAAATTGCCTCTTAGAGTATGCAGTGACTGGATTATTCTTTTTGATCTTTCCTACTGGAAGTTCACTGTTAAAGAATGAAACTGATACTGGAGTATCTGTTACAAACTTCGCTTTATTGAGTTTGAATTTCAGGTCTTCTAATTGACTTGGAGTCCAGGTTGACTGGTTTTGTGATTTGAACAGTGAACCAAGATATGGTTGCTTGTTATAAACTGATTTTAGACGGAGATCTTCTTCGCCCATTCTAGTGATGAATGTCAGATATTTTTCTGTGGGTGATACAAGCACCAGAGCATATTCATAACCAGATTGGAGATATACAGGAGTATTAAATTTGAAGTTTGTTGCTACACTACCGTCAGTAGATACATTTACATCTGCTGACTCAATGTTAACCTGACCAAACGGTACAATGGTTGTAGTTGGGGTGCCGTCCCTCATAGTTCTGATTTGAACAGTTACGGGAATTCTAGGATCCTTAGTCTTGAAGAATAAATCACCACCAGTAATGAATACACCATCAGATGCTGGTCCTGCTTGATCGGTATCAATTAAGAAAGATTGGGCAAGTGGATCATACCAAGCACCAGTATTAGTAGAACTGGAAGATGATCTTTCTGTTCTCGTTCTGGTTGTTTGATTAGTTCTAAGTCTTGATGCCGGTTGAGTTCCTATCTGTCTTCTTTCAATTTCTGGGGTTTTAATTGCGAGAACTTGCTCTTCGACACTTGCAGCATATCCAGTCGCACTATATTCAGTTTCAGCAGAACTGTCCCCTGGATCTAAGATAGATGCATTTGTTTGTGATGAAGTTAGTCTAATTGTATTTGTTCCAACAGTAAATTTGGGATTCGCAGCAAGAGTTGGATCCGGAATATGAATTGAAAATTCAATATCACCTTTTTCGTCAGTTACTAAATGTGTGTTTTCAACAACTGCTTCTGCTGTTCCATCTGCATTAACAATAACCATCCCTTGTTTGATATAACCAAGAGCTCTTGGGTCAGTTTGATTAGAGAGACCTGCAACATCGATGTTTATAATATTTGAGGTTCCAGAATAAGAAGAACTACGTCCAGGGACTGTCTTTATTGGTTTATTGAATGGTCCAGTTTCATGGTCATGCTGTGCTGTACGGAAAAGAAGACTTGCAGATCCTTGCACATAACCATCAACTGTTTCTACAATATCAGCAGTTTTGAATGCACCCTTAGTCATCTTGATGGGAAGATTTTTAGGGAATACAAACTCATTCATGTCAACATTTTCCATGAAAACATAATATCTTGTATTTGGTTTTAGTCTCTTACCAGTTACCTGCAGATTTCTAGAACGACAGTTGTGGATGATATCCACACCAATAATTCTGTCTCCAAGACTAATATCCTCTTGACCAGAACTAAGATCGAGACCAAATATTCTTTCAGTACCAGCTTCGGATAATGTTTGTTGGATAGTGTCTCTAAAAGTAGTTGAAGAACTGGTTCTGTTAGTAGTAACCCTACGAATACCTTGATTACCACGCTCAATTCTAGTGCTACTACTGCTACTACTTGAAGAACCAATTACCGTACTACCAGTAACTCTTTCTGCAAGTAAATTGGTTCTTCCGCTCCAAGTAAATTCGGAAGAATTCCACCAACTTGCTGCCATACCGCCATTTTCACGATCCTCAACACCAAGCAATTCTGACATACTGTTGAATACGGAATCAACTTTAACAATATCGGGAGTTGGAAGAATGACTTCTTCAATCCAGAAATCTGTTGCAGGAGATAAGTCTATTGATCCAGCATATAATGCAATGTGATATGGGTTTAAATTTTCTGTTCTAGTTGCAAGTGGTTGATCGATTAATTCAACTTCAGTAAAGTTCAGTGTCAAACCTGGACCATTTCTGGTTGCATTACTATCAGAAAAATCATCTGCCCAAGCATAGTCAGCATTTGCAAAGTCTGCTTGAGTTGTTACAGTTTCAAACTGTAATGTAACATTTCTTTCTGTAGAACGTGGACGCATTTCTCCGCGTTTTAAGTCAATATCAAATTTCGATTCTCCTCTTAAATTAGAACCATCATGATTTCTAAAATTATCTACAAAGAAACCAGATTTAAACTTATCGAGTCCAGTATTGGGATCTTTAATTGATAGATTTTTAGTATCAGTTTCGAGTAAAGATAATGTAGTGTAATTTTCAAGATTCTTAACTCTATTTTCCAGACCACCAATATCTTTCATGGTGAATCTCTTGTGTGGAACAAGTGTCAAATTGGTGTCAAAGGTTGCATCAAATACATAAGGTTGCATTCCAATAACACCAACTTCAAATCCTTCACTATTTGCAACTGGAATTTTTGGATATTCGGAAGGTTCTCCTACTTTAACCTGAAACTCTCCTTCCTTGGTCAAATACAATCTATCAATTCTACCGAGATAGTATGCATAGTCTAAGATTATGGTTTTATTGGATACTGCAGTTTCTGATTTTGAGTTTGCAAATGATCTTGATTCAAATGCAAATGGTGAATCTGTTGAGGAAAGATCGTAAGTATCAACTCTTGGTCTTAAATCAATAACGTCAGATGCTCTTTTACCAAAAAATACTGGAATTTCTGTTGAATAATCGAGAGTATTGTAACTGTTAATAGATTCTACTGTTCCAGTACTTTCATCAGTTGCAATATGATCATAAACAATTCTAAGTCTTCTAGTTGGTTCATTAGAACCTGATTTTCTATTAATCCTTGCAATATCACAGAATTCTTTTCTATGACCACTATCTAAGGTATAATCATCACTTACCTCTCTATCACCAAGCAGAAGAGTTGATATTGTGCAGATGATACCAGAAGTTTGTAATGTAATTGATTCTGCTAATTCAAATTTCTTATCGTTTTCATATACGAAATTAAGTTGAGTGCCACTTACAATGTCAACAACACGGGCAACTGCTCCTGACGATGCACCAATAAATTGTTCTCCAATGGTCACATTATTGGAAAATGTATCACTCTGATTAGAAGCAGTGATAGATGGAAGATCTGGATTATTGGTATCATTAGATTCAAAAACACCAAGAACTCTAACAACATCTGGAACATTTAGAGAAATAGTTTCGTCCTGAACTCTTGTTCCGTAGACATTATTAAACGTTAGTCCGTCATTAAATGTAGTAGATCCAACTCCTGATCCACCATTCATAGACCTTGATATAACTAAATTAGCGCATCTTGTAATTGTTTTTGCCTTTGAAGTTAATTTACTTCTCTTGCATGTGATAGTGAGGGTTGCGTTACCAGTCTTAGAAAGTGACTTGAATTCAAGTGATCTGAGGTCATTGGCAACCGTAACTTGGGAATCAAGTATAATTTCTTTATGTCCATCTTCCCAAGTTAACGTATAATTATTTTCAGTATATGGTTCTAAGAATAAATCATTATCACCAAGATCACTTAGTTGGAATGTGAATGCAGTTGTAGTTATATTTTTGCTAATCTGCTTCCTTACAATATAGTTACTGTCAAGAAGATTGATAGAAGAAATATTTTGATTAGGAAGACTAATCGTCTTTCCTGGTTCACCCGCTTTTTCTAAGACACCAGAAATAACGGCAAAGTCAGTAACATTAATCGTACTACCAGTAAGAGATCCATCACACACTCCTACAACGTTCTGTACGGCGGCTAATGTAGCATCGTTGATAGCGACTGCGCTTACTCTGTTGAAAGTTGGTAGAGACCCACCTGGTTTAGAGAATTTGACAATATCACCAACATTCACAAGTTGTCTGAAGTCTCCAACAGATGGTGAAGTTACCTTATTATTTGTATGATTAATATTGAAGGATGCACCAACTGGGAAAAGACCCTTTTCCTTAGTGAGCGCAACATTAGCAGCAAAAGTAGAAACGCCAACACTTCTACCAACTGATTTTACATCGCTTATATCATTATCTCTAATTGCTGTGATATTTCTACCCACTTCAAGTCCATTGATTGTAAGTGGTTCATTGATTTGGAACTGTCCTTGCACGTCTCTTAGGTCAAGAGATGTTCCATTGGTAATTGCATCTTTGAGATGACCGCTTGCACCACTAAATTTGCCCCTTACAAATGCAGTATCGTTAGCAGTGACACCAAGTGCAATTGTCAGAGTGGTAAACGTTTGAATATCAAATAATTTTAAGTCAAATCTTTCTGTACTAATACCTGATATACTCTTTTTACCAAAGTCATAAACTCTGGCATTTCCAATTACATTTCCCTGAGTTAATCCGGCGGAGTTGAGTCTTTGATCTTTCAGTTGAACTGTATATGTGTTATTGACACCAATAGTTGGTGAACCATAAACATTTTCTACTTGGAGATTATTTCCAATTCTGACTGGAACACTAATATTTTCTTTTTCTCTTGTAGTTCTTGGTTTTGGAACATCAACCGAAGTAGAAGAAATTTTGTCAACTTCATATCCTCTTACGTATGCTTTACCTGAAGAAATTTGAAGTGAAAAGAGATCATCAGAAGGAGTATTGCCATCCTGAGTCAATTGACCGGGCAAATAAACACCTTTGTTACCAATTCTATCGTTTAAAGATTCTCTAATATCAACAGCAAATGGTCTAATATAATAGTCTCCTGACTCGTCATATGTTCTTCTTGCGAGTTCATCCTTAAAAATACTATAATCAGTTTTATTGACTAGTTTTTCTACAATTCCATTATCTACACGCAACAGTTCTACAAAATTAGCATCCTCATTATCTGTTAGTGATTTCTTAGTAAGGACTGCAGATACTTTAAATCTATCTGCACCTGGTGCAGACTCGTTTGAAAATCCCTTAGCGTTATCAAATAAATCAGGATTTTCAGAAGAAGCGGTTACAATATCCTCTGAAATTTGAAGACCTACTTTGTAACTAGGTGAATTTGTATATTGATCTAAAATTACAGTACTTGCAGGTACTTTTACGAAATATCCTCTAACAAAAAATACTCCCTCATTAATTGATGAAGAAGATCCAATTTTTGTAGATTCTGAAACAATACATCTTGCAAATTGATTATTTGCAGTAATAGTAGTTGATGAAAAATTAATATCTTCTAATGTAATTAAGTTTTCACCATCTAAGAATTCTGTTGTTACACCATCAGTTCCAGAGGCAGTATATTTGATGTATAAGGTATCAAAAGATTCTTCGGACTCAATATTTGTAAGGCAATTGACCACAGTTGCCCTAACACCAGAAGTCTCACCTTGAATCTCAATATTGTTATCTTTAAGATAAGAGATATATGCAGTAACAGGAACTTCTAAGAAAGTGGGATCAATTCTGACTGCAAAATACTTATTATCATAAAATATACCACCAGGCACAATCATTGACCCTTCTTTAAAGAAGTGCTGTCCAAACTTTTCAATCTGTCCCTGAAGAATAGACTGTAATGTAGTTAGTTCCCTAGACTGAATTGGAAATCCAGGTTTGAACAGTACCTTATTATAGTTCTTGTCCTCATTAAAATCATCAAAATAAGGCGAGACATTTAGATTGGTGTTCTGGGTCATGTTCTTAGAACTCTACTACGATTTTTACTTCTTCTTTTTGAGATGAGGACCTAGTAATGGGTGCTCTGTTATCAATGTAAATAATATCACCTGAGTATTTTTCAACATCTGGGTTTGCTTTTCCAGTAGTAAAAGTTTGTCCCAAATCAATTATTTTTCCACCGATATTTGTGCTAGAACCAGCAAATGTAATATCAGGTTGTAGAATAGATTGACTACCACTGTTAAATACTGCATCAGTACAAGTAATTGGAGCTGCTATACCTGCAAAATCAAACTGCCTAAATGCGTTATTTGCAATTGTTGACAGACCCACCGGTTGATAATATCTTAAAACACCAGTATTTTGATTGAATGAAGCAACATAACCAACTGCTGTTTGACCAGCGCCAACTGTTTGTCTAATTTCGGCATTTACTGGATAAATGATGCCAGAGGTGACTCCAATACCTGTAGGTGTTAATTTCAATGCACCAAGATTGGTTGCGGTAGAAGTATTTAGAATGGCAGTTGAACTTCCATATTCGGTTGGGTTTCTAACAAGACCAACTCTTGAAAAAGTATTTCCAATTACAAAATCAGGATCAGCATCGTACTTGGAATATACCATGATTCGGTATGAACCCAACTCACGATAGATGTCTGCTCCATGCCCATTCTTTGGTGGAATTATGACTTCAAATGATGCGCCACTTCCAGAGGTTATAGTTTTTGAACCAGCAGAAGTTTGATCAAAGTTAATCAATCCCCTAGTATAATTTACTCCGGGTGATGTGACTTCAACTTTAGTAACTTCTCCACCAGTAATGGTGACAGAAACTTCTCCACCAGTTCCGTTACCAAGAATTGGAACATTTGCTACTGTTCCAGTGGCACCTTCATTAGCAATTGAAAATCCAGAACCTCGGGTTAAGATATTTACTGTTTCAATTCTTCCACGAACAGCAGCATTTTTTACATTTGAAGTATTAGCATCCCCCCAGTTTGCTGGGAGAGGCATATATTTTTCTGTGGTAAACTTAACAATATCAGCAGGGGAAATTGTATAAAGATATTTCCAAAGATATCCATCAGATCCATTTCCTGCTACTTGAGGAACTGTATCTACAAAGTTTGGTTCAATTAATGATCTCTGACCATCTGGATTGTCAGGATTGGAACCATTGTTGATACAAATATAAACTTTAAATTCAGAATTTACAATATAAAATCGGGACTCATACAATGTCTTTGAACTAGTTTGAGGAGCTCCATTGGTGATATCATAATCATTTTTATACATGTCATAGGTTATACCAGAAGTCCAATCAATTCTAGGTACAATTCTTGCAACATCATTTATTGCAATTCTTTTCAGGAATAGCATTGAATCATGATATCTATCTTCCTGTTCAAATGAATCCCTAGGGTCAGGAGGAGTTGTTGACCAGGTAGCAGTTCCATACTCTTCAATTGATACATTTGTTGGATTTGGGTGTGCCAAAAATGTATAGTAGAAGTTGGAAGTCGTGCCAATTCCAGTCAGAGACTTTGTGAAAGTCTCCGCATTCAATATTCTAAATTGGTCAGTAATTATGGCAGGCATGTCTGTCCGATTTTTTGATTATTTATACTATGTGTAGGCAACTCTTAACTGAATAAGTCTTGAGATGTGCGCCGAGGTATTAATACCAGCATTACCATTTGTATTATGGAAAGTAAATGATTTTGCAGTTGCTACTGGTCTATCCCCTGTATTTATCTTACCCCAACTATAAGTACCAAAAGTTGCAAGATCAGTTGGTTGTGTAAGAGTATTGATTCCTGCCAAAGATTTTACGTTAGCAGATACAATAACTGAAGATGATCCGATAGATACTACTTTTGCAGCACGATAGACATTATCAATAAAACTTGCACCGACTGCAACAATATTATCTGTGTGATTATCTATTGATGTGACTCCGGCACCAAGAGTAGTATTTCTAATCACAAAATAATCACCCGTAGAAATACCTGGTCTTGAAATTTGTTTAGTATTTGGAGTTGGATTATAAATTGTTGGATTTGGTGTAAGGGTAAATTCAATCTTTGGTGTGGTGGTTCCAATTCCTACCGCACTTGCTCCAATGGCAGTAATATTTCCAAAATCACCTTCATAAGTGACTTTTTTAATCTGCTCAACATTTGCAGTAGTTCCCAGTCCAACAACTCGGATATCATTCAATGTCTGTCCAAGATCATCAATTCTTGAGAATGACCAACAATCTTCAACATATATTTCATTATCAGTAGAACCAATCGAAGCAATTATATTAGTTGATGGCAGATAAAGAGGTTCAAGGTAAGATCTTTCCTTAGAAATAATTTGACCATCTATAATAACATCAGAAGTTTGTTTAGTCCATTCTACTGGTCTTAGGAATGATGTATCAGTAACAATACCGACACCAGCATAAGTATCAGTTTGAACAGTATCAGAAGCGATTAATTCGTAAATGGTCCTCTCATTTTGACTAATAACAAAATCTTGTCTTTGTAATCTTAATCTATCACCAGGTTTTACTGATTCATCAATATCAATTGAAAGGAAGTCTTGATCAGAACCAGTATAGAAGTAAATTTTAAAATTACTTCCTGGTTTTGGTGCTTCGTTAAATGTTAATCTTGTGCCTCCATTGAATATATAATCAATTCCTGGTTTTTGTAGAACATCATTCAGGAAAATCATTAAGTTGTTGGCAAGAACTATTCCTCTACCAGGTTGTGCAACAATACTATAATATTCTGTACTTGCAATGGTTCTAGTGAGTAGGAATGATTTTCTAGCGCCATTGAATTGGTTGCTGAAATCATCAAGTTCCAATAATTGTCCAAATATCCATCCAGAGAACTTATCTTGATATTTGTTCTTGACAGTAATACTGAAATCAGTGGATCCAACTCCGACTGGATTAAATGGAAGACCAGTTAAGAATAATTCATCTCCAACTTCGTATCCAATACCACGATCCGAAATATTAAATCCAATAACACTACCACCAGTTCCAACTGTAACATCCATCTTGGCACCAGAACCACTGCCACCAGTCATTGATAAACCTGTATACGGTGCTGGTTCATCTGTGAACACTTTGGGTGGTGCTGATTGACTATATCCAGTACCACCAGATACAACAGTAAATCCGGTAATTGTTCCTGCAGCGCCAACAGTTGCAGTAACCGCAGCACCGGTTCCACCACCAAGTGTGTCTGCAATCGAAACGTTTGGTGGGAATAAGTGCCCAGCACCACCAGAGCGAACACCCGTGGTGCCCAGACCAACAGTGACTCCTGTAATTACACCGGAACCATTTACAACTGCAACACCAATAGCACGAGTAGGAACTTGATAATTGCTACCAACACCAACTGTAAATTCATTAATTATGCCACCACGAGGAAGATCCTCATTTAAGTTAGATCCAGTAAAATCAAGATCTTCCCCAGTGTTTGTTTTTACAACTCTATAATCAGATCGCAAGATAGAACCAACATCACCAAAGAAAGGTTTCTGGAAAATATTATTAATTAATACCGCTCCAAAACTTGTAGTGATTCCAGTTACACCAATACCATTTTGAACAATACTAAACTGATCCGTAGTTCCATCAAACTGTTCTGAGATGTCATCCATAATAAGATTGGTATTATAGTTCAATCTGTAATAGATTCTTCCAGAAAAAGTTGATCTAGTTGTCAAGTTACCAATTCCAGCGGGTCCATATGGTGGATCACTGAAATATATTTTACCCTGATTGATTCTATAATCACCGGAGACTATTGTAGTAGCGGCACCAACGGTATGTGCAGCAGCAACTGTACCCATTGCCCCTCTCTGAATATTAAGCACATTGGTCGCTCCTACACCGACTAGATCCACTTTAAGTATCTCATCTTCTATTCTAATGAGGGACTTACCTGCAATATTTGATACATCTGTTACTGAAATTTGTGTTGATCCAATACCAACAGCAGTTGCTAGACCAACAATTACATCTTTTCTTGCAAGAGGACTTTGGATAATATTATCAATTGTGATAATACTTCTAGACGAAGCAAGGTCAGTTTCTGTTGAGAATGATTGAGTAAGTCCAATACCTACAGTATTGGTGAACGTCATCGCTATTCCTGTATCACCAGCAACTGCTTTATCTCTACTAATAGCAAGTTTGAAAGTATCATCACCAGTTCTGATCGCATAAACTTCTGTGGGTAAAAGATTAGTCGCGGCAACACCAGGAGCACTGTCAGTCACAATACTGATAGATGCACCAGTATTAATTCCAGCATTTGTTGGATCGTATATGAGTTTTTCCCCAGTGTTAAAATTATGATCTGTTATAGTAATAACACCATCAGTGGTGTTGATACCAGTTACAGGATTAACTGAATGATGTAAAAGGGAATTGCCATTATTCTTTATAAAGAATGTGCTTAATCCTATGATTCCACCACCAACACCTGTTGTAATACCAGTAAATGATGGACTGATATCATCTATCATAAGAACCTTGTTGGTTCTAGATTCATTATAGTCAGTAATTACTTTGGAATCAAATATAATGAGTTTAGACAGATTGGGAGCATTTGTATCTTCTGATGCGAGATCATAACTCATTCTTGTATGAACTGACGCATCACTAACTATTTCAACATTCAGATTAATTTCAGTGTCTGTGCGATTATCATCAAATTTTGAATCTGGTTCAGTAATAATTTGATAATCCGAGAAATTTTTATATCCAGCAGTATGATCTAAACTGTCAACTGATTCTTTCCAATTTTCTAACGCAATTTCTCCACGAATACTATATGAAAATCTTTGATAGTAATCGTTATCATGAATTCTTTGAAGACTATCATTTAGTCTACCAATATTATTTCTCCAAATACCAAAATCATTTGAGGTGCTTCCTACTTTCAAATCAAAATCAAATTCAGTTATATCTGAAATGGTCGCCTTGAAATTGCCTACAACACCACGAATTACTGATTCTTCCGTAAATTCTCCAATGACATTTGTAAGTCTTAGAGTATTTAAATTTTCATCCCAACCATCTTTTACTACAATACCAGATACATTTGGATTATTGATGTCAATAACCTTTTCACCTTCTGTGAATCTAATGGGTTTAAACTCCGGAGTAAAAGATGCCAAATCAGTTGATTTGATAACTCTACCAAATTGTGCATTTTGAGCTATATCGTAGTCTCCACCAGTAGATCCAATTCCAGCAATAGAGTAACTTATACTTTCAGTTCCAGCAATTACATTTCTAGCAGTTACAGTGAAAGTTCTGAAATCATAATCACTAGAATTATATCCATCTACATCATTAGTAATCTGAACATTTTCTACGAAAATTTGATCTCCAATCGCAAATGGGAAAATAGTAAATCCATTTACAGGTGCCTTTAATGAAAGGGTGTTTATTTGTGAATTTGAAACCGCTCCAATAACACTAACACCATTTGAATTATTTGTTGGTATAATTTTGAGATCTTCTCTTAAATTACTATCACTAGAAATAATATCAACTGATTCAACTGAACCACTTTGAAGATTTGCTCTTGTTATGATAGTGCTATTTCCAATTCCAATAACTGTTGGTGGAGTAGTATAATCAAATCCAGCAGTGGCAATACCGATTCCCTTTAAAACTCTAGTATTGATCAGTTTAAGGACAATATTACTATTTGCTTTTGGTTTAAGAGTGTTATCTTCTAAGTATTCAATACCAGGATGACTAACTTTTACATCTACAATTTCACCAACTTTTTTACTGTTTATTTTTAAATCTGCATTTTTTCCTGTGGTAGTTGCAATAGAAACAACTGCTGGGAAACTTTTGGTATTATTACCAGGATTTACAATTTTAACTGAGTGAATTCCACCAATTTCATTTTTAGAATTAGTGGAATAGAATGCACTACTAAATCCTGCAGAAGTATATGATGTTGTTTCTGCAGATCCAACCAAAGTGAATCCAAATGTACTTGATCCAATTGACGTAATTTTATAATTTTGATTGAATTTTGAGTCTACTATAGAAATTTTAGAAAACTCACCTACATTTTCATCAACAGATGATGGATATGTGTTTGTAAATTTATTGTCATCTCCTTCAATTCTGTAATAAAATTCATTTAAAAGATCATTTGTAATATCAAATACGATTTGAGTATTGGGATCTCCATCACCGATAGTTCCTTCTCTCTTAATCAGTTTAGACTCATATCTAGAATTAAATCTTTCATCGGTATAGAAATTAATATCAAAGTCTTGCAAACTAGTGTCAGAAACACTAAGTGCTAATTTTCCACCATTTATAACATTTAACTTTGGATTCACTTTTGAAATTTCATGTGTTCCATGTCCCTGTTCAGTTATATTAATATTTTGATATGGGAATGATTTTGAATCAAAATCTGATTCTGCTAATTTAAACTTATCATCGGATATCTTAATAACATGATACTGTCTATTATCTTGCAGAGGTGTTGCAACACCAACAGAATTTGTATAGATGACAATATCACCAGTTTCTAAACCATGATTTGTAATCGTAACTTCTGATGAGGTTATAGATGCAGGGAGGAATGTTTGTGGATCAACTACAAGTTTTTTGAGAGTTTGATTAAATTTTAATGTAAATTTTTGAGTTTTACTAGGAATTATATTGAACTTAACTTCATCGTCTACTCGTAATGTATGTGAATCATTAAGGATAACATTTGCAGAAACCTTTTTAACTATGCCAGTCAGGTTATTTTTTATTTGAGATAATGTATGATTATTTCCAGTTGAATTACTAACAAAGAAAATAGAAGATGATGCGACACCTGCTTTTGATGTTGCTAATCCAATAAAATCAGTTGCAACATTTACAGCAAAAAGATCAACGGTAGAAATATCAAATGCATTTGCTAAACTAGCACTAGCAGAAGCATTAATTGTTCCGCCAACGGAAACAATACTTAATTGATCACCAGTATTGAATTTATGATTTCTTAAATAAATTGCTCTTGGTGGAATTGAAACAGTTATGTTTGTGCTTCCAGCAGTACCAACAACAACTGAAGTATAGGTTGAACCAATACCAACAGCAGAAAGAGCAAAATTTTCTTTATTACTGAAATCTATATTTTTGTTTTCTAATTTTTTACCAATGTCAAAGGTAAACTTCTGCAACTGTTTTGTTACTACCGCTCCTGCCGAATGACTACTTCCAGAACTACCATTAACAATTCTAGTAACTCTATACTTGTTATTAGTATTATCAATAGCAACAATTTGCATTAACTCATTACCAATTTTGAAAATTTCATCTTTCTGGAATTTTCCGGTAAATGTGGAGTCCGATAATTGAATATCTGCTGTGAGACCAGTAGTTGCTGTATTTGCTATGGCAACAGATATTCTACTGCTGAGTGTGGTTATTCCAATTTGTCTAAAACCTTCAACATTTTTATACAGTGAAGAAGAAATTCCAGAAATTTCAATAATGTCATTATCAGAAAAACCATGTGGAATTGTAGTAATACCGGTAATTGTATTGTTTTCAACACTGAATATTGTATTTTCTAATATTGTGTCTGAAGTTGTGATATTGAAAATATCTTTTCCTACAATTTCATCAATTTCAGCATCAATTGATGGTTCATTAAAATTAATTTGCTCTCCAACTTTATAATCAGAACCAGAATTTGTTACGGTGATAGAATCAATTCTGTCAAATTTTATTTCATTTACATCAAGTTGTGTTTTAGAAGTAAGAGGATCTTGTAAAAATGGATAGTTTCTAGATAGATCATCTAATCCAAGATGAGTTACATTTCTCTTATATGAACCGCTATTCAAAATTGAATCATTTTGATCGGTTAAACTATCATAGTTAAACGAATCAGTTTCATTGTAGTGTGATTTTGTAATATATGGATATGCGAGATTATTGTTTGAATCTAATGTAGAAAAATATGCATATGTTCCATTAGGGAATTCCGGAGTTATGCAGAATCTTCCATTATACTCATCAAGATCACCACTTGCCTTATAAACGTAATCCTGAGTAAAGACACCCTCAGTAAAACCAGGTGGTCTGAGTAATGTTGAAGTTTCTATATCTTTTACATAACTGGAAACTATTTTTTTCTTACCACCAGTATTTCCATCAGTAAAAATTGCAATTCCATTTCCATATGGACCGTAAATTGGATTACCATCATATGCCCATCCAATAATTGGAGAGTGATCTAAACCAGAAGTTTTTTCATCTCCATTACTATCAAGATTATCATTTAATATTGTACGAAGTTTTTTACCTGGATAGAAAGAAACTACTTTATTTTGCTTTACTGCTAAATTTGATTTAATCTGAACTAGATCTCTGTTATTAGGAATAGAGAGTGCATTTGCATATCTTTCAACATTATTAAGTTTCCATTCATGAACTTCTGCGTTTAATTTTGCACCTGAACCAGTCGGAATAACTTCAACAGTTGTACCTTCTTCGTATCCAGCACCGGGATTGATAATATCAACCGCTGTTATTGAACCATCAACAATAGTAGCAACTAATTTTGCTAATTTACCTACGCCAACTACGTTAATTGTTGGTGGAGTAGTATACTCTGAACCAGAATTTGCAATATAAACTGAGGTTATTTTGCCATTGGCAACAATAACTTTGATATCTGCATCCTTTCCAGTTTCAACTTTTACAAGAGTATCTTTCTGATAGTTTATCAAATTAGTTACACCATAACCTACACCACCATTTCTGATGAATACATTATCAAGACTTCCTAGGACCACAGGAGTGCCAATGGCGTTATAGTAAGAGGGGATACCACTGGTTTCACCAACTGAAACTAATCCATTAATTGTTATATTGATACTAGGATATTGGAATGTATGAGTTCCTACACCAACACTAGCAAGATTTTCATATATTTTTCTTTCATAGTTAACACTACTAATGGATGATGCCGTACCAGCTTCACTCAAATAGAATCTATGTTCATCTAAAATAGTTACTTTATAATTAACTCCTGATGATAATCCAGAAATTGCAGTACCATCAAACGAATATTCTACATTGTCTCCATTTTTGAAAGAGTGGTTTCTTGCATAAATGTAATTATTTTCAGTATTGATTCCAACAAAACTAGAATATAAATCTTTCTGATCCACAGGGGGCCAAGATACTGCATCAACAATTACTTTTTTATTGGAAAAATCATTGGTGGATTTTGTAATTACAATTTTATCAATAATTTTTCTAATTTTTCTCGACCTAAGCGTATGTGTTTGATTACCAAAAGCATTAAAGTCAATCGTGCCAATACCAGCCAATGCTTTCTCTTTTGATGTGTGTAAAGAAAGTTCCGTATCACTAAGTTTGTGAATAAAATATATCGCACCAGATGTAAGTCTGGTGGTTGAAAAACCAACAGCGGTGCTTCCAATACCAATCGGAGTTCCAGTTGAAGAATAATTAACTTCTTCACCGTCTAATAATTTGTGATCTTCCGATATGGTGATTTTATTACCAATGAGATCTACACCGAAATCATTAAAAGATACAGAGTGATTGAATCCTCTCATTCTTGCTTCTGCACTCGCCTCAGTTCCATTTCCTCCGGAAATTGTTACAACAGGAGTATCAACATAATCAAAACCACTATTAGTTAAAATAACATCTTCAATTGTTCCTGTGTATTGTCCGACAAGAGAAACACCTGATCCATTGCTATCTGTAATTGATACTTTTGGAGGATTTACGACATCATAACCATTTCCACTGTTTAAAACATTAATGGCATCTATTTGACCAAAGAAAATTGAATCTTCTCCAATTGGTGAATTTAATTCTATACCATTTAAAGAAACACCGATTGGACCAATAATATCAACATGTTTAGTTGCTGGTCGTGGTGTCTTGTATATTCTTTTGAAATTATTTTGATTAACTAAATCTAACCCAAATATAGAAGATGGAGTTAATATGTGTGTATGACTTCCGGAAATAGTTGAAATTCCGGTAATATTGAAATAAATTTGATTATCAAGTGAAGCGGGACTAGGTGATAATTTAATGGTATTATTATCAATTACAGAAGCGTAATAATTTCCCGTAGAAATTCCACTTATTCCCGAAATTAACTGATAATATAATTTTTCACCATTTTTAAAATTATGGTTAGGAATATTAATTGTATTTTCAACCATATCTACAGCAGTAGATTGGAATTCTTTTGATCTGTTTGTGATGTCCACATCATTGTAACCAGGAAATCCTGAGAATGCTACGTAGGTATTCTCATCATCATCTACAAATGTATTTTGAATATTTGATAAAACACCCTTGCTATTGAGATTTGAATTTGCAAAATCGAGTCTCTTTCTTACAATATATTTCTCATCAACTGTTAAGGTGCCAGTATTGATTTGGAATTCGGTTCTACTATTAACCGATGTGACTAAACGATTTGATTCTACAACATTATTATCTCTTGCTCTTATTACATCTACATAATCATCAACATTGAGATGATGATCTACCTCAGTTATAATAGCAGTTGCCGTAGTGCCTTTACCATTAGTATATGTTACATTATTATAAAACCATCTATTAAATTTAACATCTGTTTCTTTTATTTTTTTTCCAAGATGCTTAACTGAAATCGTATCGTTTTTTCTAAACTGACTAGTATTTGAATTGTCATCAAGTCCTACAACCGTTCCGACAACTCGCATTGTAACAAGTTTATTGATATCATTATCTTCATAACCGTATACCAAATTTCCATCAATAATTGGATCGTTTTCTACAAGAGAAGTAGATAAACCTACGCAATCAAAAAATTGATTAGCACTTTTACTTCCATAAGTGACCTCAGCATATTCACCATTTTCTAAATTGAAAAATGAACCACTCTCAGGAAATCCAATAGTAGAATCGACAGTCAAAGTTGTATCTGTAACACCAACTCCTAAGACCTTAGTTTTTTTATTAACTACGAATTTGTTTTCAATAGAATCTTTCGAGAAAAAGATTTTATGGTATTTTTTTCTTCCTAAAAATACATCTTGTCTTCTTGCAACTACACCCTTTGCAGTTGGACTGATGATCGAACCTTGTAATAAAGTTGTTTCTTGAAGTTTAGATGGATCTCCACTAATTGCTTCAAAAATTACAATATCCGAACGCGACCAATCAGCATACGATGCTAAAATTGTATTATCAAATGGTTTTAAAACTTCAACAAATTTTCCAAATAAAACACCAAAAAGAATTTTTAGAGAAGAGTCTGTTCCCTTTGAACTGTAAAAGTCTCTTGCCCTTGAAAGGATATTATCGATATTAACATTTTGGAATTGTCGTTCTTCAATTCCTGGTAAAAATAGTTTCTTATATTTTTTAAAAAATTCTGCTAAGAAGACTAAACCAAGGTTAGTGAGAGATGATCCTGCACTATGAAAACTGGAATTAGTAACGTTGAAATTTAAAAATTCTGAATCACCATCATCAACATTATCAATACCACAAAAACCTCGAATACATCCAGTAAAGGCGAAACTAGTCGCATTTGGAAGTGTTGATGAGTTTATAGGGTTAGCATTTGTTAATGAATATACATCATTAAGAATATTTGCTTCATCAGAAACTGTAATTGAAGTAGAATCTATGACTTGCGTAACATAATATACTTTTCCAGCAACAATCGATGAAAATGACCTGTCAAAAATAATACTTTGATTTCTGAAAGAATCTAAACCAACACAGGATGAAAGTTGAATAGTGTTATTTGTTGCATTAAAACTAACAACTTTCTGTGCATACGATGATTTACCAGTGTATGTAAAAATTTCATTATTTACCTTTACAAGTCCATTTTTAGGTAGAAAACCTAAATGATTATCAACTTCGATAGTACTATCAAGGTTTCCGATAAACTTAGTCAGTTTTGGTGTTGTTGCAGTAAATTTAAGTTTCGCAAAACTGTCAATATTTTTTAAATTTGCAATATTTTCTGCAAGATCAACTGTTCCGTACTCATGTTCCTGAGACAGATAGTACTGCTCCAAAAATTCTTTGAAGAGTGGATTGTCATCTAAAATAAATTCTGGAAGTTGACTTTCCAGAATATTGGAGATTTTTACTTTACTATCTGACATTTCTTATCGAGTAAATTTCGTGCTGCTGGTGTAACTTGAAGGGGGATTGTAATTAGTACCAGATCTATTAGATCCAGAAGTGAGTGAATCCTCTTTGAGTGTTAAAACACTTTTTCCTGTAGTATCTAGGACAATATAAAGATTCTCTTTTGCAACAATATCATTTGATTCTGGCGTTACTCCAATTTCAATACGATTGGAAAGAGATGTGGACGAGATGTTGATTGGGAAGAGAATAATTTCACCTTTCACGTAATCAACAGTTCCCGCATTCTCAATAACTGTCAAAATTTGATTATTTTCATTAAATTTGATAACCGATATAGATCCAGTCTTTGGTTCTACTTGAAGTGGTCTTCCCGGTATGGTAATATCAGTGTCAGGAACATCGGTTAAGAAAAGAGTTCCTTCAATACCAGAAACTGTAAATCCAGATGATCTGATATTGAAACCTTCGACCTCAGCATGGAATTTATTTGCATAACAAAGTTCATAATTTGCTAAAGTATTAAATGCAGGAACTAAATTCCTTCTCATTACAAGATTTGTAATGTTTGAGGTAATTCCATTATCAACATTATCAATCTGAGAAAGAAGTTTACTATACTTCAATCTTCCACCAAAAGAATTGATGTCAGATGATTTTGCATAATTTTCAATTGCTGCCGTAACTCTGCTGAAAAGATCTTGCTTATTTGTAACCAAACCTGGACTGTATGAAACAGTGGAATCATACTCAACGTACAAATATTTCAAATCTAAAAATTCTTGTTTGATGCCAGCAATAGTATACTGCTTCAATTTACTTTCAATGGTATTTTTTGCTACATCTGAAAGAGTATCACCATTTTTCGGTTTAATTGTGATAAAAACTTTACCATATTGTGGTGGATCAAGTTCTTCACCACCATATGCTGATACTGATTCTATATTTGGATATAGGAAAGGGATCAGACTAGTGTAATCATTGGCAGTAACCGCTCTGTACTGTGATGCATAGACCCTAGGAGCGAGGTATTTGATGGTATCAATACTTTCTATCTCATCACCGTTTACAGACGCTTCTAGGGTCGTTATATTGGAGATATTATTTGTTATATTTGTTTCAGTTCCACCCTTCAAATATGTTAGTTTTCCGGAAAATGTGAAATTCAATGCACCATTTGCTGCGGACCCACTTGTTTCAATATAAGTGACTTCAATTTTATCACCAGAGGTGGGTTTTTTACCTAAAATGTTGTCACCAAAGAGAATTTGGTACTTTTCATCTTCAATTTCTTGTATAAGATACAAACGAGTGTCTGGTTCTACATTAAAAATGTTTTCGTATGGAGTATATTCCTCTATACTAGTTCCAATCGTCGAAACACGAATTGTAGAGGTGTCAATATTACTGTTTGGTAAAATATATTTTTGATCTGGTTGAGAATCGTCTACTGTAAAGGTTTTTTTCAGTAAATTTCCTTCATAAATCTCAATTCCACTGAATACTGCTACTCCTGCAGAGTTTGGAGTTACTGAAATGTCTTCTGGAATTGAAAAAATGTAATTTGAGTTATTTGCAGCACCCAAAGCGACTACGCCTTTCTTCAATTTCACGGATCTGGCACCAAAATTGGACTGCAATGAAGCAGCACTCACATTTACACTAAAACTTACGGTTGCAATTGAAGATCTTTTCGATCTAGGCACATATCCAATATTTCTTGCCAAAGATACAACATTTTCTCTCAATGTTGCGCTATCAATGAACGATTCGTTCACTGCCATATTAGTATTATAGGCAGTAACGTATGAATTATATGCTAACGTGTCAATTAGAACAGAAAAATTGGATCCTTCAAAGTCAAAATCCGTAAAATTACTGTTCGACCTCAGATAATCCTTAATCTGAGTTCTTATATCATTAAAATCGAGGTTGGTAAACTGGTTAAATGACATTATACCCTAGAAGGTTGTAAGATAAACTCTATATTCTGTGTCGGAAGTGGTAATCCAGTAATATCATACTCAATTTGAATGAATAAACTGTTAGTATCATCCTGACCCTCAACGAAAACGTTGGTCAGGTCGATTCTAGGTTCAAAATTTTTTAATAATGAAATAACTTCTTCCCTTAATACATCATTATCAAATGTACTTAATTCAAAAAGTGTATCACCAACAGATGTTCCGAGCAAATCGTTGAAAAATCTCTCTCCAATGCGAGTTCGGATCAGATTTATAACTGATTTCTTGATCGCATCTTCATTTTTAAGAGTTGTTATGTCGTTTGTTATGGGATGACGTTTAAAAGATAGACTTATATCCCTAAAACTACGCGAACGCTTAACTGGCATCTGTTTGGATACACTTCAACATACTATCTATAATGGTTTAGTAGCGATTTGGAATCGATTTATACTCATCATCCAAGTTTTCGGGTGATAAGGGGTCTACATCTGATAGAACTTGATCCCTCTCATTAAGATTAATGGGTTTTGATTCATCAAAAACCACTTCTTGAAGAATTACAGGTTCTTTATAAGACGCATCAGCGGGCAGTGACCAATGATCTGTGGTCAAACATGTGGTTCCCCACACTTCTTTCATGTAATTGGTGTCTCTATCGACTGGTGAATTACCCATTTTCCTCCTTCAGTTCTTTTTTAGTATTTATTTCTTGGTGTATAGTATTGAAGTCCTCTTCAAGAACTTCTTTTAGATAATCTTGATCATAATTATCATAATAATTTGTTTTGGCAAGTTTTTTTCTCGCTTCTAGAAGATCTTTTCTTGGTTGTGCTAGAACTAAGTTGTATTTTCCATTATTTGACTGAATGCCATTGATAAAAGTATCTTCATTTCTGGCATCAGAAAGAAATTTATAACCTGGATATTGAAGATTATAGTCATCTACAGCGTTATAAAGAAAATCACTCTCATGATGATCCTCTACAATGTAGATTACAACATCATATTCAGGAAATGGAACAATTTCATTTAGATTTTTTTCTATAATTAGAAAATTAGCAGTTGAAGCAAAAGGACATAACGAAAAATTTCCCAGTTCAGGTCTAACTTTAGATAAATTGCGAATCCATTTCCGAATATGTTTATTCTTTTTGTCTCTCATCAGGTGTTGTCCAGAAATAATCGTCACAATCACCCAGTCTTCCCCAATTAGTATCGTTTTCAGTTTGGAAAATACGTGTCGATACCTTGAAATCAGGAATTTTGGGATTCTCAGGAGTCATTGAAGTGTCATAGATGCGACATCTGTTGTTTGGATACAGGCAAAACTGACCATTTCTCAACTCAATCAGATTAAATGACTTATGTTCATCAGGCAACTCACTTGTTGAAGCATCAATTTGATTGAAATCTCCATGATAGTTGTCTAAAGTACAAATATAACTTCCCTTGATGTTGCCAAAGTGTCTTGTTCTGACTTCCCATTCCATTGGTGACACGAATTGCTTTTCGATCACAACGAAATCATAGTCCATACAGTTCCAAAACTGAAGATTCACCAGGTCCATGTCAGGATCTGGTTTCTCTGGACGCGCTAGGAACGCCGAGATGGGCAGTTTATCGAACATTGCACCATATTCAGGCAGATAGGTCTCAAAGTAGAATGCACGTCCTTGTATGGACTTTGCACTAACCCAGATACCTTCTACATATTCTCCATGCCCACCTTGAAAATCACGAAGATACTCTCTTCTTACCCATACCTTTTTAGTTGGTAAGTTTGCAATTAATTTTGCCATTCTTTAAAAAATTGTGATACTTCATAACCGTCCAATTCTGATTTATAATCAGAATC